AATTGCAACCCCTTTGTTTTGGGCAAAAATAAAAAAGGGCTACCTAAATAGCCCTTAAAAGTTTAAGACAATAATAATTAAGCAGTCAAAGTGTTGTTCTTATTTAAATGAGTAACAACTATTTTCCATGCTTCTCTAGTATCGTCATCATGTCCATCATATTCATAAACTATTGCTTTAACAATGTCAAAAGCACTTGTTAAATCTTTAGGCTCTGGATATTGATTAACCATTATATTTTTTATCGTCATTTTATATCTCCGTAAAGTTAATAACTATATAGTCTATGTAGTTTTGTAAGCTTGTCAAGTAACTACATAATTTTTTATTTTATTATCTTTATATTCTTTACTATGTTTTACTGTTTAGCTTTATATAACTAGTAGTTATAGTATAATACTAAAACTATAAATATTAGTTATGCAACGGCTCAGATTCACACACAAACAAAGCAAATAATTAAGTGATGTCCTAGTATTAAAAAAGCAAATAAAGCATTTTGTCATATTTCTTGACAGAATAGTTTTTATTTGTTAGGGATTTTTAGCAAATAATTCTTGCAAAGATTAGAAAGTCTGTTTAGACTTTATAGTAATTTAACTATTTAGGAGTAAATAAAAATGAATGATAAAACTTATTGGAATGGAAAAGGTAGGTATCAAAAACTTGCTGACCGGCTTTTTAAACTTATTCCAATCAAAGGCGAGATTGAAGATTTAGAAAACAATCCAAAACTTGAGAGGTTAAGACTTATTAATAATGCGTACTATGACCTTCACAATAATGGAGGTTTCAACAACGATACTAGAAAAGTATCAAAATATTTTCCTAGTTGTATTACTTTGGCGAAGAAAAATTTGTGGGATATGTGTGCAGAAATTACCGAACCGGTTTTTGATAGAGCTGTGATTAATGCTAGTATTGAGCAGGGGATACTAGAAGGTTAGCATTACTTAAACTTTAACTGTTCCCCTTGAAGAACCCCCATTAATTTGGGGGTTTTTTTTTGCTATAAAATATGTTTCAATACTTGTATTAACTATTTAAGGAGTAAATAAAAATGGGAATAACTAACATTTTAATCAACGAAACGAAAAAAGAATATATATGTCCAACTAGTTTGGGCTTAGCTGGGAAGCCAATGGAATTAGCTTGGAATGATACAGGCTCTATCGTGAGTATGTCGAAAGCTTGGCAGTTTTTAACTAATGACTTTATCAATGCCCCCTTACCTTATAAAGATAAATATAAACTTGCTCGGAAAGACGCAAAGATTTGGGATTTGGTTAACAGGTTTGGTTCTTGGTCAGGTGATGAAATTAGATGGGATTATGAGGACAGGTATCACAAAAAATACAAGACTGTAATTATGGAAGGTAAGAAATATCTGACAAGCTCTGACATAGCTTTAGAGCAAATTAGACTACATGATAGCTATCAGCAATTAGTTGAGCCTATTTATAAAAATATAGGCTCAGAAGTTCGGGCTATGTTTGAGTATTGGCACAATACCAACACTATTAGAGAGTATAGAATTGGGAAGCCTTATGCCGAAAATATTGAAGATGAAGAATATTATACTTTGAAGTTTTACCCTCATAATTTTGGCAAGACTTATCGAGAAAGACTAAAAGAAGCTAAAGAATTTTATGGAGATAAAGCCCCTTTTCTGTTTATAGGTTGCAAATTTATTTTAAAGTATACTGATGGGAGAGTAGATTTTTGGGGCGGTATGCTTGACACTTCAGATAAAAAAGCTGTTAAAAATGTTAAAAAGTTAATGAAAGCAAAATAAATTTAAAATAGTCCCAAAGTAGCCCTCTTAACTGAGGGCTTTTTTATTTATTTGACACTAACTAAAAAATAGTTTTAAATGTTTGTATTAACTATTTAGGAGTAAATAAAAATGACTAAAAAAATATGCGAAAAAAAAATTAAGAAACTCAACGAAGATATAGAAAATATTTCTATAAAAGATGTGCAGTTAATAGCTTTAAAGGTTGTTACTGAAAGAGTACAAAAAGAAATAATATCAGATACAGAAAGTCTTGAGTATTATGAAAAAAGAGCTTCAGGCACACTTAAGGAGCTTAAGAAAGCAATTTTTAAATTAGAACAAAAAATTAGCTGGAATACATTTTTATTGGGCATGTTGAGGACTGATTCGTTGAATTGCCCAAATAATCTTAATTTGTCACCAAAAGACGTTGCGGAACATATGGGCTGGGATTTTAATCCATATGAGGAGACACAGAAGAAAGTAGAAGCATAGAAATTATTAATCCCCAAAGTAGCCCTCTTAACTGAGGGCTTTTTTATTTATTTGACACTAATTAAAAAATAGTTTTAAATACTTACATATTAACTATTACTTAAAAGGAGTAAAAAAAATGGAATTAAATATTCACACTGTAAAAGAAATCGAAAAAAGCGAGATAAAAGAACGCATTAGAGATAATGGCGAGAAGTACTATGTAATGAGTATGTCTATTACTTATGACGAGTTGGGAACTTGTAGAGAACGAAGAAGTGTTGACGATAATACTATGTTCGGAGACATGGAAGTAGTAACAAAGTTTTCACTCTTTGCTGAGACTAGAGAAGCTTTAGAGTTTAAAGCAAAGGCTCTGACATAAGTCTTAATAATCCCCTTGAAAGCCCCTCTTAATTGAGGGGTTTTTTTTGCCCTCCAAAAGCCTTAACACCCTTAAAAGCCTTGAGATGTTAAACCTTATTAAGATATGTAGTTCTCTGAGGCTCTGAAAGGCTCTGTAAGGCTCTGAAATGCTTTAAGCCTACCCTTACCCCTTGTTAGTCCTATTGAGTCTGTGAGGTTCTGTGAAGTTCTTTAAGGTTGTTATAGATTAATTTACAGGCTCTAAAGTCCCTCTGTATTCTTGTTAAGTCTTACTTTATGGTTCTTTATAGCTCTTTAAAGTCCTTTGAAGTCTAAAAAGTCTGTAAAGTCTCTATTTATAGACCTTTGAAGTCTTTTAAGACCTACTAGGCTGGAGCCCCTCCCCATCTACCCTGTATATATACTAGTGGTTCTACATTTTTACAGGTTTTACAGTGTTAAGACAGAAGCTTTGTTCGGCTTCCGTGGAACTCTAACAACTTCATAGACCCTAGAGCTAGTCTCCACAGGCTTTATAGTCCTCTAAAGTCTATAAAGTGTTGTTCTTGGTTCCTTACTATTCAACCCGGGCGACCTACAATGTCATTATACACCTAGATTCTTACTTTGTCAAGTACTTAAGTATTTTATCACAAAACTTGACAAAAGGAAAACAAGCTTTATAATAAGATGTATGAGTAATTTACCTGCTAATAAAAAATTAACAGACAAACAGCAATTATTTTTAGATAATATCCTTACTACTCAAGGAGATTTAAAATTATCAGCGGAACTTGCCGGGTACTCAGGTAATCACTACCAAGTTATAAAGAGTTTAAAAGAAGAAATAGTCGAATTAGCCTCGAATGTACTAGCAAGAGAAGCTCCTAAAGCAGCTTTTAAGCTCGTTGAAGTAATGACCGCTGCTGATGCCATACCACAGGCCAATGTTAAACTACAAGCTGCTCAAACAGTGCTAGATAGAGTTGGTTTAGGTAAAACAGAACGAGTAGATGTCAACCATAATGTGCAAGGTGGTATTTTTATCCTACCTGAGAAACATACAATAGATGTAGAATATGCCGAACAAGAAAACTAAATCCACAGTCAACAAAGCTGGTAACTATACCAAGCCTACTATGCGTAAGAATTTGTTTAATAAAATTAAAGCCGGAGGTAAGGGTGGTAGACCCGGCCAATGGTCAGCTCGAAAAGCTCAAATGTTAGCTAAACAGTACAAAGCCAAAGGCGGAGGATATAAGTAATGTATTTTGGACTTAAAGAAATGTTAAACTGGTTAAAAGACTTAGTAGGTTTTCATAAACCTGTTAAAAAACCTGTAAGCAAGAAAAGAAAATATGTCAGAACTAAAAAAGTCACAAAGAAGTCTAAGAAATTGGACTAAACAGAAGTGGCGAACTAAATCAGGTAAGAAGTCTAGTGAGACTGGTGAAAGATATTTACCCTCTGCAGCTATTGCAGCTTTAACCCCAGCAGAGTATGCTGCTTCTTCCCGTAAGAAAAGAGCCGATACTAAAAAAGGTAAACAACACTCTAAGCAACCTAAGAAGATTGCAAAGAAAACTAGACAATATAGAAGAACATCATAGTGAGTAAGAAAGATTCAAGATTAGCACGAGCTGGAGTTTCAGGTTTTAACAAGCCTAAAAGAACTCCTAATCATCCTAAGAAGTCACATATCGTAGTAGCTAAAGAAGGTGATAAAATTAAAACTATTCGTTTTGGTCAACAAGGTGCTAAGACTGCCGGTAAAAGAAAAGAAGGTGAATCAGCTAAGATGACAGCTAAACGTAAATCTTTTAAAGCTCGTCATAGAAAGAATATTAATAAAGGTAAGATGTCCGCAGCCTATTGGGCTGACAAAGTTAAATGGTAAAATGCCACAATTAGGAAGTGAAAATAAACCTGTACTAATGACCAACAAAAAAAATGGTGGTCGAGTAGGTAAAGGTTCTAGACCTAGACCAATTCCAGACAAAGCACAGTTTGCTAAGAATTGGGATGCTATTTTTAATAAAGGCACGAAGTCGGAAGACTGAGTCAGTGTAAGAGGCTTTCCAGATGTTTTCATCCATCTTAACGTCTGGAGAGTCCAGCTTTTAATTATGACACAGATACCAAAAGATTACCTACCAAAGAAAAGTCACACTGTTCCTTTTGGTTATGAACTTAGTGACATCGAGGGTTATCTCAAACCCATCCCCAAAGAACTCGAAGCTTTACAGAAATACCTAAAAGGTGTTACTGAACAAAAGTATTCTCTGCGAGAAGCAGCTAAACTTATTACTCAAGAATCAGGCCGTAGTGTTTCCCACGTTACCCTGAAGAACTATTTAGACTCTGACCCTTCCCTAGCTGAACAACATAAAAAGAAGATAGCTGCTAAAAAACGTAGACTAGCTCGACAAAAGAAAGCCCTCTATAAAAAAGAACAAGCAGTAAAAGCTCAAGAGCAAGTTATGAAGAAAGCTACTGAGCAAACTACTTCGCATGTTGTTACTGAGACAGAACTAGCAGAAGTGCCAGTTGATGTCCAAGCACAACTCAAAGATGCTAAGGTGGTCTTTTCAGCCAATGAAGGACCTCAGACTGACTTCTTAGCTGCAGATGAAAAAGATGTGTTATATGGCGGTGCAGCTGGTGGTGGTAAATCTTATGCTATGATTGTTGACCCTTTAAGGTATGCTCATAAAAAAGCCCACAGAGCTTTAATACTCAGAAGGTCTATGCCGGAACTAAGAGAGATGATAGACAAGTCTCGTGAGTTATATCCCCAAGCTTTTCCCGGTGCTAAGTTTAGAGAAGTAGAAAAGTTGTGGAATTTTCCAAGTGGTGCTAAAATAGAATTTGGTTTCTTAGAACGAGATGCTGATGTTTACCGATACCAAGGTCAAGCTTATTCTTGGATTGGCTTTGATGAAATCACACATCTACCTACAGAGTTTAGTTGGAATTACCTTGCATCTCGTTTGAGAACCACCGACCCAGAAATTAAAACTTATTTAAGATGTACAGCTAACCCCGGTGGTGCTGGTGCTAATTGGGTGAAGAAAAGATATATTGAACCTAATGAGTCTAATAAATCTTTTATTGGTGATGATGGTTTAACCCGTAAGTTTATTCCAGCTAAGTTACAAGATAACCCTTATCTAGCTAAAGACGGTGTCTATGAACAGATGCTAAAGTCTTTACCACCTATTCAAAGAAGACAACTACTTGAAGGTAACTGGGAAGTTGCCGAAGGTGCAGCCTTTGTTGAATTTGATAATACTAAGCACATTGTTACTCCTTTTCAACTACCAGTGCATTGGGAACGAGTTAAAGGCATTGACTATGGTTATGCATCTGAATCCTGCTGCCTGTGGGGAGCTATAGACATCAATGATGGTACCCTCATAATATACCGTGAATTATATCAAAAAGGCTTGACAGGAGAAGAATTAGGAGCTATAATAGGAAATATGGAGCTTGAAGACCCTTTTTCGGTCTCAGGTGTGTTAGATACAGCAGCATGGGCTAGAACTGGTACTACTGGACCTACTGTTGGTGAAGCCTTACTTAAAGCTGGTCATAAATTAAGACGAGCAGATAAGAACAGGATTCAAGGTAAAATTCAAATACATGAGTTCCTAAAGGTTAGAGAAAACGGTAGACCAAAACTGCAAATATTTAATACTTGCCCTAACTTAATAAGAGAGTTACAAAGTATACCATTATCAAAAACCAATCCAGAGGATGTTGATACCCATGCCTCTGACCACGCATACGATGCTTTGCGGTATATGATAATGAGTCGTCCAAGAGTGGACAGCCCATTAGAAAGAATAAGAGGTTTAAAAAAGGAAATGCATCAACCCTCTGATTCGACTTTTGGATATTAAATAAATGGCAGATAACGAAAATACATTTTTAACAGCTAACAATCTATATAATGATGTTGAGGGCGAAGCTGGTAAAACCTTAGATTTAGAATTAAATCAAAAACAAAACTTAGTCGGTATCATTCAAAGTCGTTTCTATCAAGCAGAAGATGCTCGTAACACCGATGAAAAAAGATGGCTTAAGGCTTACGAAAACTACCGAGGCCTTTATCACAAATCAGTCAAATTTAGAGATTCAGAAAAATCTCGAATCTTTGTTAAAATTACTAAAACTAAAGTCCTAGCTGCCTATGGACAATTAGTTGATGTTATTTTTGGCACAGGTAAATTTCCTATTGGTATTCAAGAAACTAAAGTACCAGAAGGAGAGCTAGATGCAGCTCATTTAGATATTAATAATCCTTCCGTTGGTCTTGAAACTTCTATCCCTGATGATATTGGGAATAGAATAGATAACCCTTATGATGTTGGTTATGAAGGCGATGGGAAAGTTTTAAAAGCTGGAGCTACTTTTGGTAAAGGTATGTTCAGCGAGTCTTTAGAAGACCAAGTAGAAGATAACTTAGTTGAAGGTTATAATCCAAACCCACAAGTTTTAGAAATCTCACCAGCTCAAAAAGCTGCGAGAAGAATGGAAAAACTTATCCATGACCAAATAGATGAATCTAAAGGTTCATCAGAAATAAGAAGTTCTTTATTAGAATCTGCTTTATTAGGTACCGGTATCGTTAAAGGTCCTTTTAACTTTAATAAAAAACTCAACAAATGGGACATGTCAGATGAGGGTGAAAGAACTTATAATCCTTTAGAAGTTAGAGTACCAAGAATAGAATTTGTTAGTTGTTGGGATTTTTATCCAGACCCTTCAGCTACTAGCATAGAAGAATGTGAATACATTGTTCATAGACATAAAATGAACAAATCACAATTAAGACAACTTCGTAACATGCCTTACTTTGATAAGGATGCTATTAGAGCTTGTTTAGTCGAAGGGCCTAACTACGAAGAAAAAGATTTTGAAAGTCAATTAAAAGATGATGCTAGACAAGATGACTACCAAACTAACTTTGAAGTCATGGAATACTGGGGTATTATGGATGCCGAGTATGCCAGAGAAGTTGGTATTGAGTTAGATGATAGTATAGATGATTTAGATGAGGTGCAAATTAATGCATGGATTTGTGGTAATCAACTCTTAAGAGCTGTAATAAATCCATTTACTCCATACAGAATACCTTATCATGCTTTCCCTTACGAAAGAAATCCATATAATTTCTTTGGTATTGGAGTAGCAGAAAACATGGATGATTCTCAACAGATTATGAATGGTCATGCTCGAATGGCTGTTGATAATCTAGCGATGGCTGGTTCTCTCGTCTTTGATGTAGATGAATCAGCTTTAGTTGGTGGGCAGTCTATGGAAATATATCCGGGTAAAATATTCAGGCGACAAGCTGGAATGCCGGGTCAAGCCATTCATGGTTTAAAGTTTCCAAATACTGCTCCAGAGAATATGATGATGTTCGATAAGTTTAGACAACTTGCTGACGAACAGACCGGCATACCATCATATTCACATGGTCAAACTGGTGTACAAAGTATGACAAGGACTGCCTCTGGTATGTCAATGTTACTAGGTGCTTCCAGTTTAAATATTAAAACAGTCGTTAAAAACTTAGATGACTTTTTATTAAGACCACTAGGAGAAGCTTTTTTTCAATGGAACATGCAGTTCTTTGAAGGCTCTCTAGATGTGAAAGGTGATTTAGAAGTTAAAGCAACAGGTACTAATAGCTTGATGCAGAAAGAAGTTAGAAGTCAAAGACTTACTATGTTCTTACAAACTGCACAAAGTCCAGCTATTGCTCCTTTTGTTAAGATTTCTAAATTGGTTAGTGAACTTGCCTATAGCTTAGATTTAGACCCAGATGAAATTCTGAACGACCCTGAAGAAGCAGCTATGATGGCACAAATAATAGGAATGCAAAATGTTGGACAAAACGTTGGCTCGGAAGCTGAACTTACTGGTGAAGGACAAGGCCCTATGGGAGGCCTTGCTGGAACACCTGCACAACCTCAAGACCTTGGACCTACAGGGACTGGTGGTGGCAACATCGGAATCGGAAATGTGCCGGTTGCAGGGGAAAGTGAATTCTCTGGTACGGCTAGAGCAATTACCCCTTCAAGTTGAAGAGGCTTTAAATAGAAAAGAAGAGGAAAATTAAATGTTAGATTTATTAGATACAATATTAAAAATAGTAGGAGTAGTACCTTGGATAGTTTCAATCTGTTCAATGATAGCTGCTTTAACACCTACACCACATGATGATAATTTAGTAAGCAAAGCTTATAAAATTATTGATTGGTTTGCCCTTAATATAGGAAGAGCAAAGGAGAAATAATGGCTAAAAAATTCCCAGACTTAAATAAAGACGGTAAAATTACTCAAGCCGATATCTTAAAAGGTCGTGGTGTTTTCCAAGAAGGTGGTGATGTAAATAGTCAAATGGCTATTTTAATGAAACCACAACAAGAACAAACAATGGTCTCTGACGAGGAAATGGAAGAAGACTATTTAGATTTTATATTAGACGAAGCTTTATCTGAAGAAGAAGAAGATATGCTTCAAGAAAAACTAGAACAAGATGAGCAATTAGCTTTGTTATTTGACAAAGTTGTAGATGTTGCTCAAGAATTTGCTGGGTCTGGTCCTGTTGAAGGTCCGGGTTCAGGAGTCTCTGACAGTATACCTGCAAGGTTATCTGACGGAGAATTTGTCTTCACTGCCAAAGCTGTGGAAGAAATCGGAGCTGACAATTTAATGTCAATGATGAAAGAAGCTGAAGCTAAGGCAGATGAAAGACAGCAGTTAGTTTATGGAGGCGAAGTACTGGAAGAAGGTGAAACTTTTATGGTTGAACCAACTGAACCAGAGCCTGTCAAACAAGAGATTCGTGTACAACGAGAAACTGTTGGTCCTCAAGCTTCACAGCAAGAGGAAGAAGAGTTAGTCGAAGAAATACGAACTCGTAAAATGATGACAGGTAAACCTTCACCCGTAAGCTAAATAGGAGATAAGGCTACCTTATTGTCATAAGCACCTTATCATTATATTAACCGAAAGGCTACCTTTACAAGTAAAGCACTGCACAGTCGACACACGCAGCTACCTTTAAATGAAGCCCTGAGTAGGAGAAAGAATATGACTACTGAAGTAAAAGAGGAAAATGCCAATCCTTATAACGAAAAAAAATCATGGCATAGTGACGAAGAAGATAAAGCATTTGAAGCTGCTGATGGGATGTTTTTTAATGACCCTGCTAAAGCAAAATCAAATGATGATGTAGAGCAATCTGTAGAACAAGAAGCTGCTGAGGAAAGTCCTAAAGACCAACCTTATAAGCGACCAAACTACAAAAAGCGATACGATGATTTAAAAAAACATTATGATGCTAAACTTAATGAATTTAAGTCAAGAGAACAAGAGCTGTTAGAAGAAGCTACTAAAAATAGACAAACCTATAAGGCTCCTAAATCTCAAGAAGAACTTGAAGCATTTAAGAAAGAATATCCAGATGTTTATGAAGTTGTTGAAACAGTTTCACATCTTCAAGCTTCAGAGAAATCTAAAGTTTTAGAAGAAAGATTAGAAGCTCTCCAACAACGAGAAAAAGAACTTGTTCGTAAAGATGCTGAAAAACGATTGAATGACAGACATCCTGATTTTGAAGATATCAGAAACAGTGATGACTTTCACGATTGGGCAAAATCTCAGCCTAAGTCTATCCAAGATTGGGTATACAAAAATGCTGATGATGCTGACCTAGCTTCAAGAGCTATTGATTTATTTAAAAGAGATATTGGTATAGATTCTAAACCAAAGAAGTCAAATTCTAAAAAATCCAAGACTTCTGCTGCTGATATGGTTTCAACTAAAACAACAAGTGTTGAACCTAAGCAAGAGAAAGTCTGGACTACTAAGGAGATTTCTTCCATGAGCATGGATGAGTTTGACAAATACGAAGACGAAATTAGTCAAGCCATGTTTGAAGGAAGAGTTCAAAGATAAATTATTTTTATTTTAAGGAGAAAATAAAATGGCTTTTAACGTAAGCGACCAAAATTTCGCACAAAGTTCTGGTTCGAACTTTAGTAACAATGCCTTTCTGCCTGAAATTTATTCCAAGAAGGTTTTAAACTTTTTTAGGAAAGCCTCTGTTGTCGAAGCAATAACAAACACAGACTACGCAGGTGAGATTTCAGGATTTGGAGACACTGTTAAAATAATTAACGAACCAGAAATCACAGTGTATCAATACGAAAGAGGTGCTGATGTAACTAAAACAGCACTAACTGATGCAGAAACAACATTAATTGTTGACACTGCTAATGCTTTCAAATTCATCGTAGATGATATTGAGAGTCAAATGTCACATGTAAACTTCAAAGAAGTAGCAAGTTCATCTGCTGCTTATGCCCTAAGAGATGCATTCGATGCAGGTGTTATGGCTAAGATGTTTTCAGGTGTATCTGCAAGTTCACCAGACCATATTATTGGTTCAGACAGTGCAACTGCAGATTCATCAATGACACACGCAACTAATTCTGTTGACCTATTAGGTTCTGACGGAACTGGTGTAGATGCGATTGACTTAATGGCTAGAATGGCAAGATTACTAGACGACCAAAATGTACCTGAAGAAGGTAGATGGTTTGTTGCTCCTCCTTCATTTTATGAAGAGTTAGCACAGTCTGGTTCAAAATTGCTTTCAGTAGATTTCAACGCAGGACAAGGTTCAATTAGAAATGGACTAGTATCAAGTGGTAAGCTAAGAGGCTTCAATATGTATAAATCAAACAATATTGCTGCAACTTCAAATGCTACTGGTAAAGTTCTTGCTGGACACATGTCTTCCGTTTCAACTGCTCAAACAATCACTTCAACTGAAGTCTTAAGAGACCCAAGTTCATTTGGTGATATTGTTAGAGGGTTACACGTCTACGGAGCAAAAGTTCTAAGACCAAAAGCACTAGTATCAGCTTTCTACGTTGTAGACTAATGATATTCGGGAGGCTCTTCGGAGCCTTCCCTTTTTATATAAGGAGAAATTATGAAAGATAAAAAAAGAATGGCTTACATGTATGGTGGCATGTCAGACAAAAAAAGAATGAAATACAATAAAGGTGGTTATGCTTCTATTTATGATATGGAATCAGCTTGTAAAAGTAAAGCTGGTTATAATACCATGAAGATGGAAGGTGAAAAGTAATGCGAGTTAAAGCACCTAAAGGTTATCACTGGATGAAAGCTGGTAAATCTTACAAGCTTATGAAACATTCAGGCAAGTTTGTTCCCCATAAAGGAGCAAGTATGTCAGCAAACTTTGAAGTACAAAAAAAACATAAAAAATAATGGCAACAACATATTTAGATATTACTAATGAAGTCTTAAGAGAGCTTAATGAAGTTCCTTTAACTTCGTCAAACTTTGGCAATGCAAAAGGCTTACAAGCTTTTGTCAAAGATACAGTCAATAAAGCAATCTTTGATATTGCTAACGAAGAACCTCAACTACCGTTTTTTGCTACTGGATT